AGAACAAATTGACACTGTTGCAAAACAAACTTTTAGTTATGGAAACGGAGAGAGTACCACTAACGATTCTGAGTAATCTACTTCACGATGAAGTATATGCTCGTAAGGTTCTCCCATTTATTCGTGACGAATACTTTGAAGAGAGAACTGATCGTGTAGTATTTCAACAAATTGCAGAATATGTCAAAGCATATGATGGACTTCCTACTAGAGAAGTTCTTCATATCGAGGCAGAGAAACGTGACGATCTTACACAAGATGAGTTTTCTCTGGTTGAGAACTTGATTGATGCTTTGCATGAGTCAACATCTGAGAGAGCATGGGCAGAAGATACCACAGAGTCATGGTGTAAAGAGAGAGCAATATATCTTGCATTGATGAAGAGTATTCAGATTGCTGATGGACAAGATGAAAAACATAGTAATGATGCTATACCAGACATACTCAAGGATGCACTATCAGTAGGATTTGATCAGCATGTAGGTCATGATTATATCGATGATTCAGAAGGAAGATACGAATACTATCATAGAAAAGAAAACAAGATAGAGTTTGACCTTGAGATGTTCAATAAGATCACTGCAGGTGGTGTATCCAACAAGACTTTGAACATTGCACTTGCAGGGACAGGTGTTGGTAAGTCTCTATTCATGTGTCACTATGCTTCTAGTGTCTTATTACAAGGTAAGAACGTGTTGTATGTTACCTGCGAGATGGCAGAAGAAAAGATTGCAGAAAGAATTGATGCTAACCTATTGAATACAAATATCAAAGAAGTTGCAGAACTACCTAAGACTGTATTTGAAAAGAAAGTAAACAAACTCAGAGAAAAAACTCAGGGTAAATTGATCATCAAAGAATACCCTACTGCATCTGCACATGTAGGACACTTCAGATCATTGTTGAGTGAACTCAAACTCAAGAAAAATTTTATACCTGATATTATCTTCATTGATTATCTAAACATCTGTGCATCATCAAGATATAGAAGTGCAGTCAATGTAAACTCATACAATTATGTCAAAGCAATAGCAGAAGAACTTCGTGGTCTTGCTGTAGAATTTGATGTACCGATCTTCTCTGCAACTCAGACTACAAGAAGTGGTTTTACTAGCACAGACCCTGATCTTACAGATACATCAGAATCATTTGGTCTCCCTGCAACTGCTGACCTTATGATTGCACTTATCAGTAGTGATGAACTAGAAGAACTAGGTCAAATCATGGTCAAACAACTCAAGAATAGGTACAATGATCCGACATATAACAAAAGGTTTGTAGTAGGTATTGACAGACCGAAGATGAGATTGTATGATTGTGAGCAAGAAGCACAGGATGACATCTTAGACACTAATGTGGACACTCATACACAACCTTCTCAAGATTCCAAAGCAAAGTTCAATGACTGGAAGTTCTAAGTCTTACGGTGATGTAATGAAAACTTACAAGATCAATTACTGTGCTATAATAAAACAAAATTGGAGTGATTATGTCCGGAGATTTTCAAACACACAAGGATAACCAACCACATAAAACCTATGCCAAAGTGGACTTGGATAAGTATGCTGTATTCGTGGATGGTGTCACATCCGATCCCAGTAAGAATTATCAATCGTTTATTGACAGTCTTAGTGCCCTTGATGGAAAGGGTGCCCATATTGAACGTCTTCTTACTGCTTCCGTTGGTATTAGTGCTGAAGGCGGTGAGTTTATGGAGATCGTCAAAAAGATTATATTTCAAGGTAAACCTTGGAACCACGATAATAGAGAACATCTTATTATTGAGTTGGGTGATGTTATGTGGTACGTGATGCAGGCATGTGCTGCCTTGAACGTGACCCTTGATGAGGTCATAGAAGGCAACGTAGAAAAACTCAAGAAGCGTTACCCCGGTGGGGATTTTGATGTTCACTACTCAGAAAATAGAGCAGCAAACGACAGGTAGTTGACAAGTATGTAAAGTTGTGTTACTATAAATAACGTTAGTGAGATCTTGATCTCAACACATTACGAAGGACCCGAAAGTATCGTAACCCTGAGTACAACTGCTCTCAAACCAAGACCTATAGGCAGTATAATACTTCGTCTTTTATCCTGTAGTGAGGGATTACAGGAAATAAGTTTCGCATGTACCCTTCATGCCCTACTTACAAACGTCTTTTTAAATGACAACCTCTAATTTAACACGTAGATCAGGTGGTATTCTCAAGGGATGGCCTGAGTTCTGCGAATGGGTAACTTCAACTGACAACAGAATCTATGTTGGATGGTTCGGTGTACTCATGATTCCATGCTTACTCACAGCAGCAGCATGTTTTATCGTTGCTTTCATAGCAGCACCTCCAGTCGATATCGACGGAATCCGTGAACCTGTGGCAGGTTCATTCATGTATGGTAACAACATCATCTCAGGTGCAGTTGTACCATCTTCAAACGCAATTGGTCTTCACTTCTATCCTATCTGGGAAGCAGCAACTCTAGATGAGTGGTTGTATAATGGTGGTCCTTATCAGTTAGTAATCTTCCACTTCCTTATTGGAATTTCTGCCTACATGGGTAGACAGTGGGAACTATCCTACAGATTAGGAATGAGACCATGGATCTGTGTAGCATACTCTGCTCCAGTGTCAGCAGCATTTGCTGTATTCTTAGTGTATCCTTTCGGTCAGGGATCTTTCTCAGACGGAATGCCTTTAGGTATATCAGGTACATTTAACTTCATGTTCGTGTTCCAAGCAGAACATAACATCCTAATGCATCCTTTCCATATGGCAGGTGTAGCAGGTATGTTTGGGGGTTCACTCTTTAGTGCAATGCACGGTTCTTTAGTTACTTCATCTCTAATCAGAGAAACTACAGAAGTTGAGTCTCAGAACTATGGTTATAAATTTGGTCAAGAAGAAGAAACATATAATATCGTGGCAGCACACGGATATTTCGGAAGACTTATTTTCCAATATGCTTCTTTCAACAACTCAAGAAGTTTACACTTCTTCCTAGCAACATTCCCAGTTGTTTGTGTATGGTTGACCTCTATGGGTATCTGTACAATGGCATTCAACCTAAACGGATTCAACTTCAACCAGTCTGTTGTAGACGCTAATGGTAAAGTTGTACCAACATGGGGAGATGTTCTAAACAGAGCAAACCTTGGAATGGAAGTTATGCATGAAAGAAATGCACACAACTTCCCATTAGACCTAGCATCTGCTGAGTCTTCACAGGTTGCTTTGACAGCACCATCAATAGGTTAGACCTATCACTGAGGAGCACAAGTGTAAATGACTCACATAAAAGCGAAGATCTTAGGGATCTCGCCTGAGTACCACGGCATTTTAGAATTTGCTTTCTTTCTTGGAGTTGGTATTACAGCAGGATCTCTAGGTCTCATATAAAAATAAATACCTCCATAACGGGGGTATTTTTTTATGGCAAAAATTTCTGCTAACAGAGGAGACATAGCAGAAGGTATCATGGGTGCTGCTTTGACAGCAAAGTTTATAAAAAGACAATTGGGACAAACTGTAAAAGATCTACCTCAAGTAAATGCTACTGATGTAGATGCAGTTCTAGCAAAATTTTTTAGAAGCGGTGGTGTATATAAAAAAACTGTAAGAGATGTTCCTAAACCTATTGAGATACCATTTCAAGAAGGAATAGATTCTGTTACTGGAGGGGCAGCGTTTGCAACAGAGACAACTGTAAACATTATAAGAGAGTTGATGTTTGAAGATAAGGTTATATTCAAACTTACTCTACCTCAAGCAGCAATGACCTTTCTGTCTAGACAATCAAATCGAACTCAGGTCAGAGACATATTCGACAGAGCAATAAGATATGCTAATACTGATGCTACTTTTATAAGAGAAGCAAATAGGTTAGCAACTAATGCTAAAAATGATAAGATACTTGTAGATGCTGATGGTGTAAGTAATCAATTACAAACTAAGGTAGATATAGGATTATTTGCTAATGGTAGAAAGATAGGAAAACAGATCTCACTCAAGACTGAAAGTGGCAGACAGTTTGATCAGGTTGTTGGATTTGGTATTGAAAATTTTGATAAACTTTTTTCTGATAACTTAGGAATTCTTGTAGATACTGCTGTGAAAACTGCAGTCAATAATTATATAAAGGAATTCAATGTGACTGATGCATATTCTTTCAGAGCACAAACAAGTAAGGATGTTACCGGAAGTGTCTGGGCAAGTAAACTGAAAAAGGCAGCAACGATATATTATAAAGGTGCAGAGAAAGTAATCAAAACAAAGATTGATGCATTAGGTTTTAGAAGAAAACTTGCAAACACAATCAGAGTTGGGGCAACAAGAGGTGATGATGACCTACAATTAGTCAAGTTTGCAGGGGCACAGGGTACATATTCTGAGAGAACTTTTGGTCCAGAGTTTGAGGATGCTGTTGAGAATGCTGATCTATCATTAGAAACTAATTTTACAGACAACCCGACTATCAAAATCATGAGTAATAATAAACTATTAGTTCAGTTTCGTGCTAGAGTAGATGCAGATAAAAGGGCAACTGGGTATCGTATCAAACTCAGGCAAGTTCTTGAAGCAGGCACAGGATTATTTTACCTATGATTGAAGATCTAATGGACGAACTTATCTTTCAATACACTAGAGATAAGAAAAAAGTAGCACCTTTGAAAACAGAACTAGAGACCTTCACTCAGTTCTACCTAGACTTTATTGAGGGTCTACAGGATAACAAGCATAAATATATTCAATACAAGACGCTAGGTTTAGCGTTGATCGATCAAAACAAAACTCAATTTTATAAACGAATCCGTGAAGGCATACGCACAATTCATCTCAGAAGCACGAACTACAAAGGCGTCGTCTCAAGCAAAACGTTTGGGTCTCGTCGGAGACGGTCACGGCGATTGGTATGATAAAGAAGGTAATCTGAAAGCAAAAACTGTATCGGGTGAACTCAAGATGTTCTCTGGTAGAACTGGTGCTTCAGATGAGGGTTCAAAAGATACATCTACTGCTGCAAAATCAGGATCTAAGTTTGCCAGTGGTGGTGTAAATCAGGCAGGATCTCGTGGTGGTGGTTCAACTGCTGATATGGAGAGAATGACATCTCTTGT